CCGTCTATGAGACCATACAGGGTCCCACGTGGGCTGATCTCTACCGTGCTGCGGATCATGCCATACGTAGGTCGGGCGACGGGCATCATGTGTTCATCGAGAGCTTTGAACCTGTGGCAGATCAGCCACGGCAGCTGAGGTTGACAACTGGCTCCTAAGAGCTTATAATATGCACATAGTAAGGAATTAGACACCTGCTATAAACCCTTCAACAACTAGGAGCGAAAAATGGAACAAACCCAGCGTGAGTATTTTGTGCGTCGTCTTAACGAGATCGCACGTGAAAAGATTAAAGCCAAAGCAGTAGAGCTCTACGGTCCCGCAGGACGCCCAGAACAGCCTACTTGGGGCATGGTGTTTGAGGCGATTAAGGCAGGCGAGATTACGCTGAAAGAGGACAAGGTGGACTATACTGGCCCTTACCTCAACCCTAGCGATGTGGTGTGGCCTAAGATGGAAGCAAAGGTCGCAGAGCTGGAAGCATACCGCAAGACCGTAGAAGTGGAACGCCAACGTGCAGAAGATTCTGCGATGCTGGACGCGGACGCACAGAAAGCCCTTGACGTGTTCCAGGGTATTTAACAGATTGGTTGACACGGGCTCCGGCCCGTGTTATACTAGAGGCTAAGTTAAACACAAGGAGCGACTGATGGGAACACGATCACTAGTGGGTGTCATGCACGGCACCGTATGTAAGTCAGTGTACTGCCACTACGATGGCTATCTATCATACACTGGCCAAATCCTCCAGAAACACTACGACAGCACCAAGGCCAATGCACTGGTAGCACGTGGTGACAATTCGGGTGTCAAAGAGACACTGGAAGAAATGAACTTCTACGAAGATCGCCAGTCTGAGGGCGAAGATGTCACAGAGTTTGTTAACAGCACACCCTGGCAGGTAGCACACACCTTTGACGAGTTCCTCGATCAGGTCCAGGGCTGCTTTGCTGAGTACTACTACGTGATGAAAGAAGGCGTTTGGTATGCGGGTGCGGTCTATGACACCCCTGGACTGATCAAAGGCAAATTGGTCCCTTTGGAAGAAGCTCTGGCCCAGATGGCCATAGAGCAGCTGATCGCAGATGATGTATAACCCTACAGGCTATAGGGTCATCCAAAATAACAGTTGACAGGGTGGCCAGGATTTGCTATACTAGCGGTATGTTAACACAAACAGGAGCGGAAATGTATATTACTTTCACCGAGGGCTATTACAACATCAAGGGCGAGCCCGTGAATGTTGGCGGTATGACTTTTAAACTAGTAGAAGACTACAAGGTAGCCAAAAGCGGCGAAGGCTATGTTACAGTAGAAGGCGGGGGCAATCCTGGCTTTCCGGATCGCAACATCCGTATCAAATGTTCGCAGGGTGCCTACAATGTTGCGGGCTCTGCTAAACCTATCCCACAAGGCGTGACCATGCTCCAAGCACTGAAGAAGCCAGCCAAAGCAGGCGATGCTGTGGTCACTGACATGACCCAGATCAAAGTGTCTGATCAGGCTGTAGCACACGAAACTGACGCAGAGATCATCGAGCGTACTCGACTGCGTTTTGAGATCCTCAAGGACATGACCAAAGCAGTCAAAGGCGGCGATGTCCGTGCTATGATCGTCACTGGCCCTCCAGGCGTGGGTAAATCGTTTGGTGTTGAAGAAGTACTAAGCAAAGACGATCTGTTCAATACACTAGGCGAGCGTAAGCCACGCTACGAGATCGTCAAGGGTGCTATGAGTGCCATTGGCTTGTATAAGAAGCTCTATGAGTTCTCAGACGCTAAGAACATCCTTGTGTTCGACGACTGCGACAGCATTCTTTTGGACGACATTGCTCTTAACATCCTTAAGGCCGCTTTGGATTCGTCTAAGAAGCGTACTATCAGCTGGAACACTGACAGCCGTCTGCTACGCTCTGAGGGCATCCCAGACAAGTTCGAGTTCAAGGGTGGTGCTATCTTTATCACTAACTTGAAGTTCGAGAATGTGCGAAGCAAGAAGCTTCAAGAGCACTTGGCGGCCTTAGAGTCACGCTGTCACTATATCGATCTGCGTATGGACACAGATCGCGAGAAGGTTCTGCGTATCAAGCAGATCGTCAAAGACGGCATGTTGGATAGCTACGAGATGGAAGATGTAGCTCGCGACGAGGTCGTGGACTTCATCGAAGCTAATCGTGCTACCATGCGTGAATTGAGTCTGCGTACTGTTTTGAAGGTAGCGGATCTGCGTAAGAGCTTCCCTACTAACTGGCAGAACATGGCTCGTGTAACTGTTATGAAGGGAGCTTATTAATATGGAGTGCCAATTTATAGGTAAGGATCAGGATCCCCGAAAGGGGCCTGTGACCTACTGTGGTGCCAAGACTATAGAGGGCAAGAGCTATTGTCATGAGCACTACTACGTGATCTATCAGCGAGGCAGTGCCCCTAGCGGCAAGAAGAAGGAAAAGGCCATTGACGCTGAGCTCGAGCAACTTAAACGACAGCAAGAAATAGATGAATTGGAGAGTTACGAATGAAAAGCCTACTGACTGTTATCGCATTCGCTGCCCTGATCGTAATCCTAGTAGTAGCTGGTCCACTGCTGGTGATCTGGGCATTGAATACCCTGTTCCCCGTGCTGGCTATCCCCTACACGGTTTGGACATGGTTAGCCGCTCTTATTTTGGGTGCGGCAGTTGGTCCTAACATCAAGTACAAACGGTAAGATTCGTTGTTGACTTATGTTTTGGATCGTTGTATAATGTTTATACGCTGATAGGAAATCAGCTTTAATTTAAATTAAAGGAAAACACACAGATGAAATATCAATACTCTAAAGAAACAAAGACTTTCAAACTTCAACAAGCACTACAAGGTGGTGACGTTATTACTGCTAGCCAAGCAGAAAAGCGTTTCGGTATCAAGAACATTGGTGCTGAAGTAAGCCGTATCCGTCAAAACGGTTACGCTGTGTTCACTAAGAACCGCGTGGCTGGTAACGGTGTGAAGGTTACTGAGTATGTGATGGGCAATGCTAGCCGTGAGATCGTTGCTCTTGGTTACAAAGCTAAATCGCTTGGTATCACTCTTTAATTAGGGTTTCAAAGACCAACCGATTCGCTCCCGGGTAATCTTTGGAGGGTGTGGCAGAAATGCTACACCCTTTTTCTTTGGCCGGCACTCCCAGAATCTGGTTGACAGGGCGGGTCCAATCTGCTAAAATATGCACATAGTAAAGAAACGGAGCGAACAATGGAATTTACCGCTGATCAAGTCTGGGGATGTGCTGCAGCTGCTCAACGCATCAACGGGGGCTATTTCAAAGAGCCCGTATATGATTTCGATGTAGATCAGAAGAACCCTGTGACCCAGGCCAACAAGCTGATGGTCAAACAATGGCTTCGCGATGGCAACTTCGCCCAGATCACTGAAGCCGACTACGCTGCGGGCCGCCAAGCCCGGGATCATTTCAAATCCTACACGCTGTTGATGATCGCAGGCAAGCTCAACGAGTTCCAGCAGACTGCCTACAAGATCGCAGTTAAGGATTCGTTCACAGGTCGCGATATGTATGATTTCGCTGTGGTCAGCTGTTTGCCATCCGTGGCCACACGCGATCAACAACGCACAGAGCTCAAACGAGATATCTATGCTTCTGAGCAACTGACCGGTGCCGTGGGTGCTGCTGTTGTGGGAGATATCACTGTGATCAGCTCACGCTATAATCAGAATTATAACAAATACAAGATCAATGCCCGTATGGGCGAGAGCTTCGTCGACTTCTGGTTCACGAAGGAGCTGAGCGGGGAGCTGAGGATCAAGGGCAAGATCAAAGCTGTTCGTGGCGATAAAACAACACAGCTCAACTATGTAAAGATCACCGGTTGACAGTAGTTGGGTCCGGTGCTATAATTTAAACACTGAGAAAGCAATTTTGTTCGTAGTTCTAACTTTAACGAGGTCTTAAATGGCAAAAGCACAAGACGTTTCCGTCCGTCAAATTGGTCCAAAGAGTGCGACCAAGTCTATCCGTAAATCACTGGCAGTTCGCCGCCCTGTATTCCTGTGGGGCCCTCCAGGCATTGGTAAGTCCGATCTCGTCAAGCAGATCGGTGACGAACTTAACCGCGAAGTCATTGACGTTCGCCTAGCATTGTGGGAACCCACTGACATCAAGGGTATTCCTTATTACAACTCCGATCAAGGCAAGATGGTTTGGGCTCCCCCTTCAGAGCTTCCTACAGACCCAGAGTCTACTGCTATCATCTTCTTGGACGAGCTTAACTCCGCTCCTCCTGCAGTACAGGCCGCTGCCTATCAATTGATCCTTAACCGTCGTGTTGGTACCTACGAACTGCCCAAGGGCGTTGACGTAGTCGCCGCTGGTAACCGTGAAGGTGACCGTGGTGTTACCTATCGTATGCCTGCTCCGTTGGCTAATCGTTTCCTACACTTGGAGATGAAGGTGGACTTCGAAGACTGGCAAGACTGGGCTACTATGGCCAAGATCCACCCTGAGGTTGTGGGTTATGTAGGCTACGCCAAGCAGGACCTCTATGACTTCGATCCTAAGAGTGCTTCTAAGGCGTTCGCAACTCCTCGTTCATGGTGCTTCGTTAGCGACTTGCTCAGCGATGACGACATCGATAACGAAACCCTTACTAACTTGGTATCGGGTGCTATCGGTGACGGCTTGGCTGTTAAGTTTATGGCACACCGTAAGATCGCAGGTAAACTGCCCAAGGCAGAAGACATCCTCGATGGTAAGGTCAAGGACTTGAGCATCAAGGAAGTGTCCGCGATGTATTCGTTGACTGTGAGCTTGTGCTACGAGCTGAAAGACCGTGCTGAGAAGAAAGCCAAAGGCTGGGATGCTATGGCTGATCGCTTCTTCCGCTATATGATGGACAATTTCCCAACTGAGTTGGTTGTCATGGGTGCCAAGACTGCTCTCAGCAACTACGACTTGCCGTTGGACGCTACAAAGATGGAATCCTTTGATGAGTTCCACAAGCGTTTTGGTAAGTATGTTTTGTCAGCAATGGAGAATTAAGACCTCGTCCATTGCTAGGGCTACGGGTTTCTCAGAGCTCGTAGCCCGCCTTTTTTGGTTGACAAGAGTGCCGGGCGGTGCTATAATATATACATATTAAGGAGAGCGACTAATGTCAGATTCAGCAATTATCGAAAAACTCACTACTGCCCGAGTAGGTCTGCTTCTTAAGGCTCCTTTCTTTGGCAACATGGCCACTCGTATGCGTTTGGTCAATGCTGATGATTGGTGTCCTACTGCCGCAACTAACGGCCGTGACTTTTATTACAATACCAAGTTCGTAGAGAAACTTTCTGTTAAGAAGTTAGAGTTCTTGTTTGGACATGAGATCCTACATTGTGTCCTAGATCACTTTGGCCGTGTTGGTAGCCGTGATCGACAACTGTCTAACATCGCACAGGACTATGCCGTAAATCAGATCCTCGTAGACGAGCGTATCGGCGACAAGATCTCCGAAGTTAAGATCTGCTACGACAGCAAATACCGTGGCAAGGCCTGGGAAGAGATCTACGACGAGCTCTACGAAAAAGCAGAGAAAATCAGTATGCCACAACTGCTCAAAGAGCTGGGCGATCTGCTTGATGAGCACATCAAAGAAGGTGACGGTGCTGGCGAAGGTGACAAGGAAGGCAACGGCAAAAAGCCTGGCATGAGCAAGGAAGAAGCACAGGCTATCAAGGACGAGATCAAGCAGGCTATGATCCAGAGTGCCGCGGCCGCTGGTGCAGGCAAGACTCCTGCGGGCATCATGCGTATGATCAAGAACTTGACTGAGCCTAAGATGGACTGGCGTAGTCTTGTTCGTCAAGAGATCCAAAGCATCATCCGCAACGACTACTCCTTTACACGCCCTAACCGTAAGAGTATGCACAGTGGTGCTATCCTCCCGGGCATGAAAGAAGCAACTACCATTGACGTGGCTATCAGTATCGACATGTCTGGTTCTATTGGAGAAGAAGATGCTACAACTTTCCTCAGCGAAGTTAAGGGCATCATGGATCAATACGAGGACTTCAAAGTCAACATCTGGTGCTTTGACACAGACATTTACAACCATCAAGAGATCACACATGACAACGCAGAAGACCTGCTGAGCTATGAGCCTCAAGGTGGTGGTGGCACAGACTTCGAAGCCAATTGGGAGTTTATGAAGGAGATGGGTATCGCTCCTAAGAAGTTCATTATGTTCACAGACGGCTACCCTTGCGGTGGTTGGGGTGATGAGGACTACTGTGATACCATATTCGTTGTCAAAGGCAATGAAAACGCAGACGCACCCTTTGGCCAGACTGTGATCTATGAAAAAGAAACTGCGTAAGTTTCTGGGAGCACTCCTTTTTGGGAGTGCCTCTCCTACCACCCATGATGTGAATCTAGACGCATTCAGCTCTAGCCAAATTGGATCTAAGGTTTGGTTAGCTGATCGTCTAGAGGAAGTCCTGGCACAACTCACAGCACCCGTTGGCGGATACAAGATCTGGATATACGGCGGGTGGTACGGCATAACTAACTTCATCATCAGAGTCCGAGCTAGGATTCCCGTAGAGTTCGTACGCAGCATCGACCAAGATCCCACATGCGAACCTATCGCTGATAAGATCAACAAGTTCTGGGAATGGCAGGGCTGGCAGTTCAAAGCACAGACAGGTGATGCCAACGGTGTGCTGTATGTACGTGACAATCCCCACATCGTGATCAACAGCAGCATAGAACACATGGAGCAGCACACATGGTTCAACAACATTCCTGAGAATACGATCTGTGTTCTACAGGTCTGTGATCTACCGCATGAAGACCACGTAGCTGTGATCCGGGACTTAGATGAATTCAAACGACAGTTTCCTCTCAAGGAAGTACTCTACGAAGGTAAGATGACATTTAACTATCCCACAGGCGATATGTCAAGGTTGATGATCATCGGACCCAAAGGGAGTGCCGGCCACTGTGGCTAAAATGCCACAGGCCCCGCTGCCTATGCAAGGACGGTTGACAACTCTATCAAAAGATCTTACAATATTAACAGTGATAAACTAACTAGGAGCAAAGCATGGGCTATATCGTATCGTTTGTATTTGGTATTATCGTAGCAACTGTGGGGTTTACCGGCATCGCTAAGATGGGCGATTCGGCCGTGGACAA